AATCCTACCAAGATAGGTGCAATGCTTGTTAGTATTGTCATCATTTAAACCACCTTTTGATAACATAGGTTATCTTCTGCCACCATACAGTGTGAATGAATTGACCTTTCTCGTTTCTTGTTAGATATTTCTTCATCTTCTCCCCCTATATAATCATTATGTTTAAAGGTATGTTCCAAACGTCTGGAAGATAAGCGATTGGTGCTCCATTAACCACCAACCAGAACATTAAGTCTTTCCGAGTTTATACAACATATCAAATATCTTATCTAACTTGGTGTTAATCTGTTTGGTGATTTGGTGCATTTCACTTTTACCATTTTTGATTGACTCACTGTTATGAGCAATCTGTTGTCCGTGTAATGCCACATTCTTCTCGATACCTGAGACGTAACTTATCATACCTATCACTAACACTGCGGTAGTTAATAGGTGTGATATGTTTATTGTTCGGCTTAAATGCCAAGGCTCTGTTTTCTTTTCCATTCATAGTCCTTATGTCTTAGGATAAGCAGATTTAACTGCTGTGATAGCATCATCAAGAGTTGTAGTACCATTCTGTCTATCCCAGTAAGCCATATCAGCTTGTTCGGTTAGACTTGGATATGCTAATGCTCTATCTCTTTGATATTGTTTGCTATCATATTCTGCTTGGAGTCTAGTTACTTCAGCATCAACTAATGACTGATTTAATGTTACTGAATTACCCTTAACATCAAAAGCACCTTTGGTGTCATCAATAGTAACTACATTAGAGTGGGTGTTATATATTGCTTCGTGACTCATATTATGCTCCTATTTCCATTAAGGTAAGTGATGACGCACCTCTAAAATCATAATCAGCATTATCTCTATCGGTAACTCCTCTATTAAGATAAGCAACTGTACTACCATCACTACTTCTAGCCTTAAATGTATAAGTAATAGAACTGGTTGTGCTTGGTGAATCAAGATATTGTTGTGATAATGTTTCGCCAGCATAGGCATCTACTCTTCCTACAACACCTGATGAACGACCTCTTGAACTAGCAGCATCAGCAAGAAATATTTGTGTACTATCTCTCCAAAGAGATGTGTATGTTGTATAAGCTGAGTCTGAACAAACCATAGTGGCAGAATACATTACCAATATCTTATTTGATGTTGAAGTTGGCGTTATACTTGCTGACATTAATGCACTTGACCAAGATGTTCCTGTATGACTTGCAGTATCAGTTTTTGTTGTCTGAACAACCCGTAACACCTTACCAACCCCAGTCAAAGCACTACCATCAATAGCAGGTAAAGCACCAGATAACTTAGATGAACTCATTCCAGCTATCTTAGCATCTGTAATAGCACCACTTCCAATCCTATCAGCTGGTAAAGTACCTGTAGTTAAAGCACTAGCATCATCACTAGCAGGTAAATTATCTATTTGAACCTTTTTAGATGTACCACCAGCATTAACAATTAATTCTTCCGTACCTGCTGGTGTAGTCAGTTCGGTTAATGCACTTATTTTTTTAGTTGCCATTATTTACTCCGCTATTATGTATGCTGATGTCATTTCATCTATGAGAAACGCACCGTTTTCTAATGTTATTTCAATTTCTTCTGATAATGATGGTCTTTTACGCATTATCTTAACGATCTGATGAATCCAATTAAGTGTTAATGCTTTAACCTTTTCAGTCTTTTTAGGCTTTCTTCTTTGCGAGAATTGACGTATATTTCTACCACTTCCCTTATTGAAAGAGCTTTTTAACTTACGTATTCTTGCTTTAGATAACATTATCCTAGCGTAACAGACCAAGTGATTTTAAGAGCATCAGATGCGGTCTTATTTACACTTGAGAATGTTGCCCTATTTAACATTGTGCCAGATGATGAAGCATTTAAAATACCAGCTTCAGTGATCGTGCCAGTTCCAGTACCAGCTGGGAAGTCACCAATGTATGATATAACATTAGTTGATACTGCTTTAGAAGTCAAAGTTACACGCCCAACCTCTGCTGTTAATGATGAATCACCGATCACTTCTGTTGTGTTGTCAGTACCAATAGCCATATGACTAAATGATGTGCCAGAACCACTAACCAAAGTAGCGACTAATGCCTTGCCAGTAGTAACAATAATGTTATTAACCTTTTCTTCTTGAATTACTTTACCATCTCTAATAAGTTGGATTTTTAACTTACCTTTAATCCCGATTTCCTCGTTCATATATTTCTCCAGTTTCTTGTTTGTAATTTAAAACCAGCAAATCGATGGTTTTTCTATATTTTAAAAACTCTTTATCTTTAGCATTAACAATGCCTAAGTTGAGTATTCTAAATTCTTCATCAACACTATAAATATCCCTAATCTGGGATTGTAATTGCTCACGCTTATACTTCTTTATCTCGTCAATGTTTGGCTTCTTAATACGCATTATGGCTCAACCGTAGCGTGTGCTAAGAATGTTTTATCAAAATAAACACCAATCTGTACTTTCATATCATTAATAGGCTCAATCTGTTCATCAGTAGCACCGCTTCTTAAAACCACAAGACCATCTGGTTCGCACCAGACACTATCACCATCTTCTAACTTAGCAGAGTCGTCAAAGTGAATTTCAGCACCTTGATTAATATTGACTAAGCCTTTTAATTTAACGGTCTTTCCTTTCAATGTGCCTTGTATCTTAATAATACATTGCTCTGGATTGCTTGTCCAATAGTCTAACACAAATCCCTTGTCGTATTCCTTACCGTATGTTATTGTTTCCATTATTCAGTTTCCAAGTATTCACCAGCTTCAGTCAATACAAATTCACCAGCTTCGGTTATTACTAACTCTGGGAATGTTGATACTGGCGTTCCATCAGTTATTGTCATTGAATCTGTTAATGATACATCCCAGAATAAGATGCCAGTAAACCTTAAAACAGTATCATCAATAGCAACTGTGTCTGTTAATGATAGTTCATAATCAAATACAAGCGATTCTGTGATACTTAACGAATCAGTCAAGCGTTGTACTGGTTGAACATCAATTGATTCAGTAATAGACAATGAATCAGATAATGATTGGAACAGTGTATTAACATCATTAAGTGTTATTGTTGGTGTTCCATCAGTAATTGAAATTGAATCGGTCAAATCACTGGTCTGTAAATAGAAGCCAGTACCAGTATGATTCTCACGTACCGATAAATGGATTAAATCTGGTGTCTTATCAACAGCCGAACCAAACTCAAGCGTTCTACTAACAACAAGACCCTTATCTAATACACCGTTTACATAAATAGGTGTTTCAACCGTTACATAATCACCCACTTCAATAGCCAAGTTCTTTAATACTGTGCTGATACCTGCTTCAAACTTTGGTGATGAATGTTTATCGTATAAGCGTTTAGATACAAATTCAGCAGTTATCTGATCACGTGCCATTGGCAAATCGTATGACCTTTCTCTTGAATGTGTACCCCTTGCTCTGATAGCATCTAACTTTGTTTTAGTATAGAAAGCACCAGTGCCAATCTTTTCAGCGTAATCATATCTTCTGCTAAAGTCTTTGACTGGTGAATAGTCATATCTAACACTAATGTCAGTGGCTAAATCAGAAGCCTTTGAACGTGCTAAAGACATTGACTTCATTACTAAATCATCTGACTGAATATCATCATCTTTGGTTGGTGTGCCGCCAGTATATTTAATCCGAGCAATACCGTTTTGCCAGTTAATCGTTGAGTTAGAGTGGAATAACATATCACCCACAATATCTCTTAGTCTATTAGGCTCAGTAATGGCAAAATCTATACAATGAAACCCCTCTACTGTATCAGTATTGGACAAATCAGCAGTAGGCGATGGATTAGTTGAATTAATTGATTTCGTGTTTAATAATGGATATTTGGAAGCACCCGAATTAGCGGCATTATCAGTATTGAAAACCTTGTCAAAATCCGTATCCATTTCAGACTCATTAACGAATGAAACGATATTAGCACTGCCCTCAGTACCAACTAAAGGATTACGAGCATATAGGTTAATGAACTTCTTAATTTGGTTGTGTGGCGTTACATATCCAGCAGAACCATCACAGATACCAATAACATCACAAGTAACCTTTTGACCGACCAATACATCAGCAGCACTATTACCGCCTACTAATTTAATAGTTCCGCTTTTAACTACTGAACCAGTTTTGACTGCCGAACCAGTTTTATAAACCTGTGCTTTAACATCATTTGCGTTTGTTGTGCCACTTCCAACTGGTGGTGGGTAACTTGTTATAGCAGTAACATCTTTCGGTCGATTGCTTCCCCACACTCTATTTACATTTGAATAGGTAACACCACCATCAGCATCAACTCTTTGTGAATTTATATAAATATATTTCCAGCCAGTATCAAATATACTAGCACCTGTTCCAAAAGTGCTGATATAAAAACGTACTCTTACTTGTGGACTCATTGATGTAAATGAAACGGGATAACTAACATATTGATTCGGGTAATCGTGAGCCAACATACTGAAAGAACCAGACGTAATTTTAATTGTTACCTTGCCATTTTCAAAAGCAACTGGGTCAATATCAGTATGCCAAACAGCATTAATAGTTATCGAATGATTATAGGCTTGAACTGCAGCAACGTGTTTATGTCCAGGCTCATCAACATCAATAGTATCATCAACACCAATCGTATCATCAACAACCAAAGTATCTACAACAGTTATGCCCTCGGCTGCACTTTTGCCAATACCACCAGCATTAGTTGGAACGATAACGTAAGCTTTGCCCGTTGGTAAATTCCAATCCATACAAGTCAAAGGCATTTGATGGTCAGTTATAACTTGTGCTGATACTGGCAATCCATCAACCTTAACATTAACGATTGATTCCACTGCGTGGTCAGCTACTAAATAAGCATAACCCTCATTAGTTGTTGCACAAAGACTACCTGATTCGTAAACGGTATCACTGGCATTGTGGTCTGTTTTTAATGGTGCGTCTAATGTTATTTTCCAAAGATTAACGGTTGTATCAAATGTAACATCTGTTGGCTGTATAACTTCGTTTGAATTGTGCCAAGTACCACTATTCGCTTCACAAGTTGTTTGGTCAGTATAAAGCGGATTATTACATTGTCCATCATACGAATTACCAGTTACAGGGCTTTTTACTGTATTAATGGTCATTTCTGGATAAATTCCAATATCTTTCCACCAACCAATATCATCAGCAACAAAGATATAGGCATCACCCTCTACTACTATAACCGCATTACCGTTGGCATCTACTGAATCATAAATCCTACCATTACCAGTAGCACCTAATACAGAAGCAAAACCACTTGCTACTGCCCTACATTCCAAATCACGAACCCTGCCCATAATAATAGGCTTAGTATCGCCAATTGAATCAGGATCAGCGTATGGATATTCTTCACGAGTGATTAACTCTGGCAATTGCTTATCATAGATATTGGCAATATCTTGTAGGTTGAAAGAAACTGAATCTTCAGTTATCTCAATATCACCCTCAACAATACCAATATGTATGATTTCGGCATCTGTTACCGTACCACTTCCAGCCGTATCTTCAAAGCCGAGATAAACCGTACACTTCATACCTGCTTGAATAACACCAGCAAGATTAGATGGTGAGTTGGCAATTTGTAAACCCATCTCGCCCATTACTTGATTAGATTGATCAAGCGATTGCTTAAGTGGTGAAGTATTAATTAAACGTGCTTCATAGGCTTGTGAGTCGTAAGTAACGCCACGCTCTGACCAATAGAAGTTAGTTGTGGTTTTAGTACCAGTACCAGCAGAAGCACCAGAAACATAGGTTATTAATTCATACTTACAGAATATAACTGGTAAATATGAACTTGATGCTAACTTGGTTGTGAAACCAGAGCCAAAACTTCTCATTATGCCGTCTGTATTAAATTAAACGTAGCACGATACATTCTGTCTTTGAATATTTCAGAAATGTGTAATTCGTTCTCAAATCTAACCGTGTATGAATCTGAATATGGGTCTGTATAACTAAAGGTTTTTTCCATTCCATTAACCGTTGAATCATAGAACGATTCCAAAGCATCACGCTCAGTTTCACTGGTTAATACTACGCTGATTGTATAGCGGTAATTAGTAACGCTTCTTGAATAGACAAAGAACGAGCCATCTTCCATTTGAACGCTTGAATTATGCTTAATGACTTCACGCTCATAAGGTGTTTCTGGATTGTTGTTAAACGTCAGCGTTGTTGTTGGTGATGCTAAGGTTGGGTATTTAAATATCATTATCTTGCTCTCGCCATTGATAAGTTACCATATCCACCCATTCCAGTTGCTCTTGCTATGTTCATTCCAACCCTTGCCCCTCTTGATACATTATCAGCACGAGAACCTAATGCGTTATTAATACCGTGTGCTGTGGCGTTAGTGTATATGTTTGTAACATTTGTTGAGCCACCTGCGTTTGGTGATATTCTACCCGAAGTTGTGGGCGTAAACATCTCAGCACCACGTTCACCAACTAAATAAGGTCTATTTGCTGATACACCACCGCCCGATGCTCTTGTGCCAAACCATGACTTTCCTTTTTCTTGATTGGCAAGACCTTGTCCAGTAGCATAACCAACAGAACCTAATACACCACGACCAGACGCTCTTTGTTTAGCGTAATTCGCTGAAAACTGATTAACTGACCTAAACATATCAGCCACGTATTTAAGTGCTGAACCTAATGCTCTAACAACTACCATAGTGTTGTTAATACCATCTTTGATACCCTGCCACATTGATGAACCATCTGTTGTTAAGAAATCTTTAATTTTATTAAACCACTTTAATAGAGTTTCGCCAAACTCCTTGCCAGACTTTTTCATTTTTTCCATATCAACTTTGAATGAAAAGAATGACCAACCCATTTCTTTAAATGAGCCAACGAAAGCAGAACCAAGACCTTTCACCCATTCAATAGCACCGCCCATTACTTGACTAAGCATATGTGCCCAACCAAATAGAACGCCATTATCGCCCCATTCATCAATCTTATCTAACACCCCTTGTAATGCCTCTTTAACTCGTGGTAATAATGTTTTAGATACTAAATTCTCAAAGTTAGTCCAAGCATCTGATAAATTTGAAAGCATACCGTTCATTGTCTTAGAGCGTTCAGCCATAGCACCAGCATATTTCTCATTCCAAATAGCTGATAATGTAGAAGTAACCATCTTTCTATTATTACGGTCAATAATCTTAAATGATTCTTTGCCCATCTTATCGGTAAAGGCTAATGCGGTTTGACCAGTCTGCTCAAGGTTCGCACCCATCTTCTTAGCGTTTGCTTTTGTAACTACAATAGCCTTAATACCGAACTCTTTTAAACGCTCAAATTCGCCAGTTTGGGCATCTGCTAACGCTTCTACTGCTTCATTAATATCTTTACCCATAGCGGCAGCTGTGTCGCCTAGAGTACCCATTACTTTAGTTCCATCAATACCGTAAGCAGCTAACTTAACAAATGATGCTGTTAAATTATCAATTTCAAATGGTGTTTTCTTAGCGAACTCATTTAACCATGAAAAAGCCTTATTCGCTTTTTCGGTTGAGCCTAATACAGATTTTAGTGTGGCTTTATAATCTTCAAAAGCACCACCAGTTTTGAGGATGGACTTGGTTAATGAAATGAACCCATAAGCACCAGCTAAAGCAACAACTGCTGTTTTAAGGCTGAATATTGATTTAGCAACACCCTTGAAAGCCTTAGTCATTCCACGACCAGCCTTTTTAGCTACTTTTGATAATCTTTTTAATTTCTTTGATATGCCACGAATAGTACGAGATGCTTTATCTCTAACACTAATCAGTATTTGCATTTGTTGATTGCTCATCTATACACTCCATCATCATTACTAAACGGTTCGGTTGATCCGCCCAAGTTCCAGAGTTAGGGTATTCCCCCTGCTTCCAATATTTGAATATTCTAAAATACTCGCCTACTTCTTGAGCATCTATCACTGGACATCTTGAAGCGTGTCCCTTGATACCGTGTGCCATAACTATTGTTGAAGCATCAAGACTACAACCACGTACATCTTTATCGTGATTTGAGCAGTTGTTACAATCATATCTTAATTCACTTTGAATGATTGCCCCAATTACTTTTTTTCTTCGTCATCTCCAAAGCCATTAAGGTTTAGAGCCACGTTGCCTAATTCTTCAACAATACCTAATCTTGCCAGTTTGTCCATAGTGGTGTCAGAAAGCCGACCTCTCTCAAGTTTAATTGGGAAAGGTAAGTTGTCTGCCTTTTTAAGCGAGTAACGAAGTGAATCAGCAGTTAAGCCAAATAGATTAGTTTTAATCTCTTGACCGTTATCACCCAAATCAAATGAGATGTGCTTGTCCTTAATCTCTGCGAACTTCATAAAGGTAATAGTACCTAAATGAAATACCGTAGGTTGCTCACCCTCAATGAAACTTAAATGTTTCATATCGTGTGAATCTTTATAAGCATCAACGTCTGATTTCTTTAAATCAATCGCTGGGTCATCTGTTGAAACAACTTCTAATGTTTCACTTCTATCAATCGCTTTAAACGCCATTACGAAACAGTGCCTTTAGCTAATGCCCCTGAACCTTGTCCAGAGAAACTAAAGCCAATAACACCTTCAGAAGTGGCTTCAATGCCAACCTCGCCAAGTGTGATTGAGCCAGTATAGTTATCATCACCAGTAGTATCACCCTCTGGTCTAATTTCAATCGAATAGACTGAATCACCAGAAATAACCTCTGTTACTATTGCTGATTGGTAAGTATCGTCTGGATCAAACATACCTGAACCCTCAACTGACCAATTCTTATTAGTCGCTGTGGTGTCAATCCATTCATCACCAAATGCGTTATGTTGCTCTGAGTTCTGAGTGATTGATAAGGTAAAACTGGTTAATTCACCAATTAAGTTACCCGAACTATCACGTAAAGAACCGTTATATCCTTTAATCGTTGCCATTATTTAACTCCTGTTTTAAT